TCTTGCCATTTCATATATACACCTTCACTATCCCAATGTCGTTCACGAACATAAACCTGATCTTCTGGATACCATTGTTCTTTGATAATATTATCTAGATTGCTTACAAGAATAGTTTTCCACGTATTCCATTGAGGTAGTCTTCTTTCAAAAAACGAATACAGTTCTTTATTTGTTACACCACACGACATAACGTTATGTTTAAAATCTTCTAATTCTATTTGATATTTGTAATCAGGATATTCAGTATTACCAATATATCTTGTTCGCTCTTTATACATTACCTTTTGAAACATTTACTTTATAATGTCTTCTTGTATTCATATTATTTATTCGCCATTGATCTAAATCAGAATCAACAGAGTTTCTTGGCGATTCAGTTCTGGCTGCAGCATTATCTGTTGCCTTTTGAAAGTCATTACCACCGTTATCAATATCAGTAGTATTATATTCCATACCCATCATTAATGCATTAATTTCACAATACTTTTTCCAATTTCCTTCGCTATCCCAATCTACTGTTCTAGTATAAGTTTGTGTGTCTGCATCAAATACTTCTACCATATTATCTTTATCTGTCTGCATAACAGTTTTCCACTCATTCCACATCGCAGCCGCAGGACTTGCATTTCGCCGAGCACTCCATGATACTGGACACGCTGTTGCAACCGGATTTCCTCTATAATCTGGATTATGACTAGAATTACCTGACAATCCATCAATACAACCATAACCTTGACTATCTTCAATAGTATAAGGTTGACCTTGCATTAATATGTGATGCACAAAATCTGCAACGTTAGTTTGTATTTCATAAGCTGCATCATCGGTGGGGTTATCAGCATCAGTTCCCTTGCCTCCAACATATTTATCTACTACTCTGTAAGCCATATTCTCTCCTATGTAAAGCTAAATGATGTAAATTTAAAAGTCATTGGAAATGATACATATTGCAATGTGCCTGGTGTTGAAGCAAATTCTATATCACCAATAAAAGTAGGAAACGCACTCTTATATGTAATTGTTCTTGCTAATACATTTCCACTTGTAAGTATTAATAAACTTATATCGTATTCTGTTTGATCTTTAGAGGTTGCAGCAATGCTAGTAGGTCTTTGTACATTTTTATATACTGTATCCTCTAACCATGTTTTCATCTCTTCATATATATGCATCTTCTCGTCTAGCATTACTAATAGATTAAGTTCAGTATAATCTATTTTATCGCCAGGGAATGCAGCATCTACACCACGAAACGGTTGTATAGCCGGTGCCAAGTTAATACTTGGATGGTTGACACTCTGAGCAAAGAATTCTAAGTTCGGAAATCTTACTCTGTTCACCACTAGTTTATAACCCGTAGGCTGTAGAAAACTAGGTGGCTGTAATGTTGATATTGTAGTTGCCATGAGACCTCTATATGATATAACCTATTTATACGTTTAAAAATGTAGAAATAAAAAAGGGGAGCAAAAAGCTCCCCTAGTTATTACCGAAGTAATGTGGCTTATGCCATTATGTTGTCAACTCTGAAGATACGGTAGTATTGGTTAGTTTTAACCGCTGCTAGACCGTTTGCAGGTGTTGCGCCAACGAATGGGTTTGATACCATGCCGTAACGAGTTTTGAACCCGATTTTTGGCTGGAAGTTATCTTCGCCAACCGCACGAACCATAGTTAATGGTACGTATGGGCAATAGAATAGACCAGCGTCATAAGGGTTAGTACCTTTGTAGCCAACGTTACAGTAATCAGTTCCTGAATACGGATCGATGTATACTTTAGTACGTCCATTAAGAACACCAGCAAATGTATTGCCTGTGTCATCAACGTTCAAGCTTGTTGACAATGCTGGAGAATAATCCAACATTCCAGAAGCGTGTAGAGCAGATGCTACGTCAGAAGAACAAACAATAAAGTTACCTTTACCACGTCTTGTTTCTTTAGCAATTACGTTAGATTCTCTTTCAATCTGAACGATTAAGCCTTTGAACTTCTCAACAGACCAACGACCATCAGCATCTGATGACATGTTGAAGATACCATTGATAGCAGTAGAAGATTGCAACGCACCAGTTTTAGCTTGGCTGTTGATTGTTCTAATTACTTCTCTGTTAACTTCAGCAAGAATCTCAGTAGATAAGATGTTCGCTAGTTCTGTTTCAGCATCTAGACCATGAATGGCTTTAAGATCCTGAGCAAGTTCTAAACTATATTCTGCTTTCAAAGCACGTGATTTTGCAGTCACAGTTGCTTTTTCAATGGTGAAACCCATTTCAGTGAAAGCAGATCCGCCTGTTACGCCAAGAGCTTCAGCATCGGCTGTTGACATACCGCCAGCAGTACCGCCTGTTACACGTTCGGAGTCTAGTGAAGAGTCACCAGATGCGTCACCTGCAGTAGCATCAATTCCAGATAGACCGGAAGGATTACTATTTTCAGTGATAGATGAGTCACCAGAACGAGCTGTTTCAGCTTCGTTGAATAGTGCTTCGGTTGAAGTTGTTGCACCAGCACCGTAACGTGATTTCATCGCAAAGATTAGTCCTGTTGGACCAGTCATTGGCTGAACACCACATAAGTCGTATGCCATCATATTAGGCATAGCACGACGTACTAGTGAGATTAATACTGGATCCCAGTTGGAAGCACTTGATGTAGCATTTCCTGGTGCGCCAGCATTCTCTGTCATGTAGTTTTGTTGGCTGCGCTCTTCGCGAAGAGCTTTTTCAGTGTTTTCTAAAACAACTGCAGTAACAGCGCGTTTGTGTGAGTCTTTAATGCCACCAGCTGATTCTTCATTAAGAACCGGGCTCCATTTTTCGACTAAACGATCGTAAGTTTCCATCTTTAGATTCTCCTATTAAGATGATTTTTTAAGTGCTTGAAGATATGAATCCATTACAGAAGAAACTTCTACAGAATTGTCTGCAGTATCTTCTACAAGGTCATCAACTACTTCAGCTGATTTAACTTCTTTAGTGAAGTATGATTCTTTGATAGTTTTCACTTTCGCTGAGAAAGTTGCTTCATCAATGAAATCAAGGTCTTCGGCTAAAGCAGCCAGTTTTTCAACTTCAGTTTCAGCTAAGCCGTGAGCATGCTCACGAATAACTTCATAACGTTGGAACAATTCAAGCTCTTCAGTCATTTCGATATTTTTGCTGGTCTGTGAGTTTAAAGCAGTTTCAAGTTCTTCAACTTGTTCTGCAAGGTCGTCTACTAGGTCAACTTTAGACTCTGGAACTTCGACATAAGACTCTACGAATAGATCTTTAAGACCATTCATGAAGTTTTCTGCTATTTCCGCACGTAGACCAGATTGTATTGCAATCTGATTTTCGCTCATCCAATTTTCAACCACGTAATTAAGGTAACTGTCGATTTTCTCGACAAGGTCCGATTTAGTGCTGGCAATTTCTTCTGCAAGCTCTTCTCCATAAGACTCTTCGATTCGTGCAATTTCTTCACTCAGCTTGCTTTTAACAGCAGCTTCGAAAATAGTTGCAGCTTTATCTTTGAATCCATCAGAAAGAGTTGCTTCTGATTCGACTAATGCGTCTAAGTCACCTGAGAAGTCGTACTCTGCTTCTTGTGTTTCCACAACAGATTCTCCTTCAAAAGTTTCATCATCCACATCATCTGACATATAGCCTTCATACCCTGCCATAAGCTTTGCTTTTGACATATTTTGCATTTTGGCCATAACAGATTGGATCATACCAGCCTTAGTTTTAGGCGGACTTGCTTTTTTTGTTATGTGAGCTGCAGCTGCAACTCCAGTAACAGAAGCTTGTTCCGCATCTTTAGGATTGTCTGACAGTGATGCTTCAGAAACGATTTCGTTCTCGTCAACATTTGCCATTTCATCCTGAGTGTTATCAGTCATGTTCTGACTCCTATATTTTATTTCATTAACGAGAGGAAATTCTTAAACTCACGAGTCTGTACCTCATAGAGATCAGATCGTGGAGCCTTCTTAATTTCGGTCTCCATTTTTTCAATTACTTGAGCTTCAATAATACCGTTATTCCAGATCCAGTCTACGCCTTCCATTATTCCATTAACAAAAGCTGCAGGCGCTGATGGATCTTGTACGATGTCTACCGTATTGAGAATAAAGTCGTCTTTGACGTACATTGCGCCATTACGTTGCTCTAAGCTACCCATACCACGTGTTGAAACACCTAGTTTGACACCACCTTCAAGCAGACCTTTTACAATCTGACCATTTGGAGTATCTAAGATAAGTGCTTTACCCATAACATTACTTCCCTCAAAGTTGAGTTCTGTAATCCTATGAGATACTTTATCCAAGTTAACAGTTGGGCCATCTGGATGATTTAACTCACCGACCGCTCTGTTCTTGGAAACTTGTTCACGAACGTATTTACCTACAGCTTTTTCCATTACAGGCTGTGGATATATTCGTCCGTTTCTATTTTTTGCATTAGCTTGTGCAAATACACCTTCAATAACGTGGTTCTTACCGCCGCCTTCTTTGGCTTCGGTAATGAACTCCACGTCTGAGTTTGTATATTCTGTTATAAGCTTCATTCTATTTCCTTAAATTACTCTGTAATTCAAAATCATAGTCGAGTCATTTGCTAAAGCTCCACCTGATTTATTTGTAATACTAACTTTAAATGATCCAGCAACTACTGTATGCACTAGTACATCAACAGCAATACTAGGACTAGCTAAAACAACTGAAGTAGCAAGTACTTTATTGTTTGTTATTACTACGTCAGCATGTGTAGCATCATCTGCTAATTCAGCAGCTAACGTAAGAGTATGACTAATTTTAGCAGTGTTAGTTGTACCAGCACCTGAACTACTTGCAACGTCAGTTGCTAGCGCTGTATTACCTGCACTTGCATCTAGAATATTTAATTCAGCTACTGTAAGAGTTGCGTCGTCTAAAATATTTAATTCAGCTGCAGTACTTGTAACGTTTGTTCCACCAATATCTAGTGTAGTCAAAGATACTTCGCCTGCAACTGTTACAATACCTGAAGCAACTGTTATAAGGTCTGTATCACCGGTATGACCGATAGTAGAACCATTAATGATTACGTTGTCAACTGTAAGAGTTGTAAGTGTACCAACACTTGTGATTGCTGTTTGAGCTGCTTGTGTAACTGTTAATGCTGTACCTGATGCGTTACCTGTAACATTACCAGTTAATCCACCAACAAATGCTGTTGATGTAATACTTGTAGCACCTGTTACGACACCTGCATCTACATTGATTGTACCATCTAAAACGATAGCTGAACCAGAAGCTGGTGTAAGATTTAAAGCACCAGAGTTTGCGGTTATAGTATTACCATTAACACCTAGATTATCAACTGTCAATGCAGTCAATGTACCTAGGCTTGTGATTGCAGATTGAGCAGCACCAGTAACTGTTGCTGCTGTACCAGAAGCGTTACCTGTAACATTACCAACAAATGCTGTTGATGTAATTGAAGTTGCGCCAGTAACTACTCCAGCATCTACGTTTATTGTACCATCTAAAACAATAGCTGAACCACTAGCAGGTGTAAGATTGAGAGCACCAGAGTTGGCTGTAATAGTATTACCATTAACGCCTAAATTATCTACTGTTAATGCAGTTAGAGTTCCAAGACTTGTGATTGCTGATTGAGCTGCGCCTGTTACAGTAGCCGCTGTACCAGATGCGTTACCTGTAACGTTACCAGTCAAAGGACCAGCAAAT